TACGGTGCGCTTGTGACCCGCGCCTATTGTAACTTCGACAGCTTTAACCCTAACCGCTAATGGCAGCCGCACCCGTCAAGCTTTTGGATGCCTACGGGCGTCCATTCAATCAAGTTGGCAACAAGCTATATGATGCGGCGCGATGGGACCGCACGCGCCCGTATGTCCAGAGCCAAGCGCACGATTATGCCAACATAGCCGGCGCGGGGCACCGGACATTGATGACGCTGGGCCGCTACCTATACGCCAACGTCGCGCCGTTACAAAACGCCGTTAATACCATCGCAAACACGGCAATCGGTAACAGCTTCATAGCTCAATTTTACGGCGCGGATAAAGCGTGGGGCGAGAAAGCCGAATCACTGCTTTACGAGTGGCACAAGATTTGTGTGTTGAATGGCGGAGTGTATGACTGGCGGGCTATGTTGCAGGTTGCCATCGTTTCCATAATCAGAGATGGCGACATTGGCATCTTGCTGACGGAATCGGAACAATCAGGATACCCGCAGGTGCAAATCATCCCGGCGCATCGCATCGGGTCGCCATCGGATGAGGGCACCGTTGCGTCAGGCCCGTTCAAGGGCAACGCGCTAGTCAACGGCGCAATCTGCAACGAATACGGGCGCACCATTGGATACCGCGTGTATTCTGCGGACTTCACCAGCTACCAAGAAATACCGGCTTCCGATTTGGCTTTGTATTACAAGCCCGAGTTCGCGGAGCAATGCCGTGGCGCATCGCGCATTGCGTCGGGCATCCGCGATTGGCAGGACCGGAAACAGGCGTTTGAATTCCTGCGGCTGGCGTTGAAAAAGGAAGCCAGTTACGCGGTGGTGGAACACACTGAGGAAGGCAGCCTTGACCCTGACGCCGACGAGATGCAAAGCGTGGCCGGCTTGAATAGCGGCACAATTTACGAGGAGCGCGTGGACGGCGGGGCGATTCGTGTTTTCAAGAGCGGCAGCAATAGCAAAGTCGAATTCCCAGAAAGCTCGAGGCCGTCCGCAAACACGCAAGCGTTCTGGGAGCGCGTTACGCGGGACGGATTGCAGGCAATCGGATGGCCGTATGAATTGACCTACGATAGCTCCAAGATTGGCGGCGCGTCGCTGCGAATGATGATGGAGGTAGCGCAGCGCACCATCGAAGACTATCAAGACATGGCTTCAAAGATTGCCACGCGCATTGACGCTTGGCGGTTGGCAAAGGCTATCAAATCCGGTGAGCTTCCCGCGAATGCGGACTGGTGGAAAATCTCGCACCAGACGCCCGAGGAAATGACGGCGGACAAGGGCTACTCCTCGCAAGTGGACCGTGAGGAATACAAGCTTGGCTTGACTACGTTGAAAGATATTGCGGCGCGGCGTGGCAAATACTGGGAGGAAGAACGCGAGCAACAGGCCAAAGAAGCGGACAATCTTTTCGCCACTGCCGTTGACCTTTCAAAGCGTCACGATATTCCCGTCTCCGTCGTTCTGAGCTTCCTGCAAGAGCGCAACAGCAACCCTTCGCTGGTGATTTCGCAGGCCACAAAAGAAGTGGCCGGTGTAACCAGCGGACCCGAAGAAATATGAAATCAATTCTCGAAACTCAGGAACTGCTCCTCATTGAACCGCGCCGATGGTTCGCCAAGCTTGAGGAGTTCAAGGCGCACCAAGCTGGTATTCTGGAAATGTTGCTTGGAGAAGATGAAGAGGATGATGAACCTCTGGACGTTGACGAAAACGGCGTGGCCGTCATTGACGTGACCGGCCCGATGGTTGCCGGCCTGCCTAAGTTCGCCGAGCTGCTAGGCTATGCGCGGCCCGAATCCATCCGCGAAAAGTTGGAAGATGCCGCGACGAATCCTGCGGTCAAATCCATCATCCTAAACATTGATTCGCCGGGCGGAACGGTTACGGGCACGCCCGAGCTTGCGTCATTCGTGAAAGAGGTTGCTGCGAACAAGCCGCTTTATTCTTACACCGCCGGCTTGTGCTGCTCTGCCGCGTATTGGATTGCCGCTCCAAGCCGTGCAATTCTTGCTACTCCTAGCGCAGAGGTTGGCAGCGTCGGCGTTTATGTGGCGCACCAAGATATTAGCGCAATGGCAAAGGCCATGGGCATCGTTGTGAACGTGTTCCGCTCTGGCAAATTCAAAGGCGCAGGAGTTCCGGGCACGTCTCTGAGCGAAGCGCAAGCCGCCGAGGTGCAAGCGAAAGTTGACTCGCTGGCCGCATTGTTCAAAGCCTATGTGATTGAGAATCGCCCCGGCGTGGAAGATGATACGATGCAAGGCCAGTCTTTCATGGGCTATCAAAGTGCCGGCGTCAAACTCGTTGACGGTATGGTGCGCGATATGGAAGAGGCGAAAAAAGTCATCGGCGGACTTGACTAGCTAAGAGACAAGCTTGCAAATGCGCTTAACAATATGACTGCGCTTCAAGAACTAAACCAACTCAAAGCCGAAGTTGCGCGACTCGCTTCCGAGAGCGACCAAAACGCGCAGATTGCCACCAACGCCGGCAACGCGCTTGCTGAGCTTAACCAGAAATACGACGCCACGGTTGCGTCGAATGTGGCGTTGACCAAAGAGCGCGACGAACTTTCCGCTAAGGTTGCGGCGCTTGAAGCCGAGAAGGCCAAGGTTGCCGCCAGTGTTGAAACTCAGTCCTCTTCCAAGGCTGCCGCGATTGTGGCGTCCATCGGTGCGACTCCCGCGCCAGTCACTCCATCCGCTGGCAATCCTGCCGCTTCCGATTGGAGCGAGAAGTTGAAAGCCGAGAAGGATCCCATCAAGCGAGTTCTCTTTTACCGCGAAAATCGCGCTGCGATTCGCGCCCAATTTGACGCGCAGAAGCGCGGCAAGTAAACCAGCAACCAACAATCCACCATGGCCACGTACACAAACCTAGATGACGAAATCCTGAGTCTTGCCGCGCTGGAAACCTTTACGAAGGTTCTCGCGCCGCTTCGCGCATTCAGCACCAACTTCAGCGCCTCGCCTGACCGCAAGGGCGCACAAGTGCTTGTGCCGCTTGTCAGTTCGCTGACTGCCACCACGTTTAACGGCAGCTACGCGACCTGCTCAGGCACCAAGACGGTTGTCACCATCAACCTCACGGCGCACAAGATTATCACCGTTGGGCAGGATGACATTTCCGCTTGGAATTCGTCTTCCGCCTCGCTGGAATCTTTTGGGCGTCAGCAGGGCGCGGCCCTTGGCTTGCTTGTCCTTCAGGACATTCTGAGCCTCTGCACCACGGCGAACTTCTCGCTCGCCACTGCCGTAGCCAGCACCGCGCTAGACGTGCCACAGCTTCGCGCCGCTCGACTCGCTCTTAACCAGAACGACGTGCCACAGGAGCCGCGCTCCATGCTCATTGATTGCACACCTTATGATGCGCTGCTCGGCGTCACGAACTTCGTGCAGGCGCAGATGTTCCGCGACACCGGCGTCCTTCAGGAAGGCAAGGTCATGCGTGCGCTTGGTTTTGATTTCTACGAAATCAATAACCTGTTCCCGTCCACCGCATCCGTCATGGCATTCGCCGCTCATCCGAACGCCATCGCGGTTGCGATGCGCTACTTGCAGCCGCAGGACCCGTCCGCTTACGAGGTTGCGCAGGCTGTCACTGACCCGCAGACCGGCCTTACGTTCGGCCTCCGCAAGCACTACGACCCGAACACGGGTCAGCGTTACATCAGTATGGAGTGTAACTACGGTTACGCTCGCGGCCTGTCCACGGGTGCCCGCGTCATCAAGCGCACTGACTAACCCTAACCAAGCCAACTAGCAAACCGATGGAGTGCGGCCCATCGGTTAGCTTTTCAAAAAGCTAGCTTCCCCCGGCAGGCCGCACCCTGTCGGGGGTTTTCTTTTAATATGATTAGCCTCTGCCTCATTGTTGGAAACGTCCAAGAATACATTGAACGCTGCCTCCGTTCATTCGCTGCTATCGGCGACGAGATTGTTGTCGTTCGAGCCATTGGCAACGCAAAGCCAGACGCCACGCAGGAGATTGCCATGCGCGTTTGCAAAGAGCTTGGCAAGCCTCTTGTGTTTGCTGATTACAAGAACAAGCCAGAGCATTCAGACTGGCCGCACGTGGACAGCTTTGCTGCAGCGCGGCAAATGTCTTTCGACCTCGCCGAGTATGACTATGCATTTTGGTGCGACACTGACGACATTCTTGAAAGCGGCGCGGAGCTTGTGCGGCAGCATGCACGGGAAGCCAAGTATGCTGCCTATATCTTCCCATACAAAATACTTGGACTTGGCGTCAGCGTGCCACGGGAGCGGCTTATTCTGCGCGACTCTGGCCATTGGCATTATCCTGTCCACGAGTGTTTCCGGTTTAATGTTGAGCCGGTCAACGGAGCACATGACGACGGCGTTGTAATTGTCCACTCGCCGCGCCACGACAAGACGGGGAGCAACGAGCGCAACTTGCGAATCCTCAAAAGCATTCCCGATGAAGAAATGCATCCCGGATTGCTTTACCATTTGCACGGCGAGCTTATGGGAATCGGCGACAAGCAAGGCGCAGTTGACTCGGCTTTGCGTGCTTTCAATGACCCGCGTCTAGGCAAGGCAGAGAAGTATGAAATGCTGATGAATCTTGCCCGAATTGCCGAGATGCCAGCCGAAAAGGAAGTGTTCCTTCACGAAGCATTCCGTTGCGACCCGGCGCGGCGCGAAGCTCTTGGCGTGTTGTCCGGCAACGCACTGGACTTTGGCCGGCCTGATTTGGCGATGGTATATGCGCAGCAAATGCGTGCCACTCCCGCACCGCAGAAAACCGAATGGAATCACCGCCACGGCTTCTATGGATGGCTTGGCGACGACATTTACCAGCAAGCATTGCGGATGAACGGCGCGGAAGTGGACGCTAACAGACTGCGGATTGCCAACTATATCAAGGCTGGCGGGTGCAAAATCTCATTGCTACACGCCACGCGAGGCCGTCCGCAACGTGCCGTAATGGCTCGCAAGGCTTGGTATGACATGGCCGAACATCCTGAGCAAATTGAGCATATATTTGCGTTCGACGCGGACGATGTTGAGAGCGCACCGCTTGAGCGTTTCCATCACACCAAGCTTCCACCGGGCGGCGGTTGTGTTGCGGCTTGGAACGCAGCGGCCAACATCGCGCTTGGCGAAGTTCTAGTCCAACTCTCAGACGATTGGCTGCCTTCTCGGGGATGGGACACGCAAATTTTGAACGCCATCGGCGACACTTCAAAGCCTGCCGTGCTGGCAATCTCTGACGGGCATCGCAAAGATGACCTCTTGTGCATGGCGATTTGCACGAAGGCTTACACGATCAACGACAAATTCCTTTTCCATCCTGATTTCACGGGCGTCTATTCTGACAACTGGTTTACGAAACAAGCCTATGACCGGGGAGCAGTCATTCAGGCGCGTCACATTGAATTCCTACACCAGCATCCGATATTTACCGGCGAGGCGATGGACGCGACTCACTCCGCGCAGAATGCGCCGCACCGTTACGCCGAGGGCGAGGCCGTTTACGACCGGCTCTGCCAAGGCAATGATTGGTCAACGTGTGAGGGCTGGTTCGACTATTATCACTTCTACAAGGAAGTGGCGGACGCGCTCGGCGGCAACGACATTGCCGTAGAAGTGGGCAGCTACAAAGGCCGCTCCATCGCTTACCTAGCGCAACGGCTGGCGCGTCAGGGCAAGCACGGGGTTTCGCTTTGGGCCGTGGATAGCTTCAAAGACGCGAAGCGCGAGGAGCTTTCGTCAAACCTCATTCGCTGCGGCTGCGAACGGGTGCGAATCTTGGAAGCCGATTCAGCGGCGTCGGCCGCCGGCTTCAATTCTGAAAGCGTGACGTTCGCCTATATTGACGCGGCGCACGATTACGAGAGTGTTAAACGCGACATTGCCGCATGGCTGCCAAAGATTAAGAGCGGAGGCATTCTGGCTGGCCATGATGCGCAATCGCCCGGCGTTCAAAGAGCGGTCAAGGAATTGCTTCCAAATGCCGAGTTCTATCTCCCCGTCTGGATGTATCGCAAACCA